CAAAATCATGATGCAAAAGCACAAAGGGTTTATATCCCAGTGACCCCTACGCTATGACATGCGAAGCATGGATAGAAAACAACAACTGGTGAAACTTATGTCAAGGTATTGCGATTGTGAAGATTGTGAGCCTGTTAGAATCTCATCATACTATGATGATGGTTCAAGCGGCTACGAGTGTGCAATATGTGACAAAGAGGTATATTTTGAATACGATGAAGACGGCATTTGTTTCATACGAATGAGTGTGGATATGTGGAAGTGGTTGATATGAATAAGCGATGTATCAAGTGTGGTTATCAAGTAAACCATTGGCAACATATGAGAGTCTGCGATGAACAAGAAATCAAAATTCAAATTGAAACTGATGAATGCGTGTTCATCGAGAATGTAGAGGAATGATAGTCCAAGGACAGAAAGTGAGTAAAACAGGAGGTAAGAAAAAGAATGACAGTAGAAATAGGAGAATGGGAACACGAAAAGAAATCGTATGTGTTGTTTAGAGTTGTGAACACTGCAAAAGGCATACTACATTTGAATGAAGTTATGTTGAGGATAATCAACAATGATACTGATGTATGCGTGTGTGCAACTTGTATGCTTGACAGATACTTAGAGATAAAAGAAACAAGAGTATCTGTCGAATGGTATGCTTTCCATTACGATAAAAAATTAGCAGACAATTGAGTGAGTAACATGACACAGACGAACACACAGGAGGCTCAAGGAGTGCTACAAGATAGCGTGATAGTGATGTAATTTTTTCTTCTTTCTTTGGCAGAATTTATTTGACTGCCGCCAAAAATTCAGTTTTTAGGCATATGCAACACAGCCCAGTCCCACGAATTTTTTTGAGTAAATTTTTTTTAAAACAAAACATTCTTAAACTGGCGTGAGTTGTTCCTTACCAATGGACGACATAATTGACCAGTATGATGAAGAAGATTTTTCGAGCAGATTAGAGTTTGCTCGATTTTTACACGAAAAGCACCCCGAAAAATCAATCAAAGGTTGGGAGATGACTCTTATCCGCCAAGCGAATGATAAAAACAAATACCGCTACAATGCAGAAGAAGATTTGTATGTTTACAATTGGGCTAAAAGCCGACTTGAGATTACAGGCGAAAAGCACCGAAGCATGATTACCAACTATACAAACGGTATGCGTGTCGAAACTATGGCGGTCACTCACGACCTCCCCATTGATTTTATTTCCTACTGGCGACGAACCCACTCAATCACTCGTGGCTCTATCCCCCTTGCGAGCGAAGAACTGTTTGAACTTAGCGACGAGGACAGTTTAGAAACTATCGCTATGCGTCGTAGAGTTAAAATCGCAACCCTCGAAGTTCAAAAAAGATACGCCTTGATTGAAAAAGACGCTATCAAGTGGCGAGAACTTGAGAAGCAACTCGATGAACTCAAAGGCACACTTGAAAAAGCACCAAAGACTGTCCCCAAACTCAAACTGCCTGCGTCCCGTTCCCCATACGCCCTTGTAGTTTGCCCTACCGATTTTCACTGGGGTAAGCATGGTTGGTCGGACGAAGTAGGCGAAACATACAACTTTGAAGAGGCTCGTAAGCGACTCATGGAAAAAACAGAAAAACTCGTAGAGAGAATTGCCGTAGCACCCGAAAAAATCTATGTCGGTGCAGGTTCGGACTGGTTTCATGTAGATAACGACTACGGAACTACAACAAAGGGGACTGCACAAGATATGTGCGGTAGCCCTGCTCAAATTCTAATCACAGGTTGTCAACTGGCACGAGAACATATTGACCTTCTCCGCCAAGTAGCACCTGTCGAAGTTGTGATGATGGCAGGCAACCATGACCGTCATTCCACCATAGCCCTCATGATGTATTTATCTGCGGCATACGAAGGTGTCGAAGATGTAACAATCACAATCAGCCCGAACAACCGCAGATACTTTGTGTATGGCGACACCTTGCTCGGATTCACTCACGGTGATGGATTGTCTAAGAAAATCAGCCTACCTGCTCTTATGTCCGTTGAGGCTAAGAGAGAATGGGGTATAACCGACCATAGAGTGTGGTTTCACGGACACCTTCACCACCAAAGACTTACTGAGCGTGATGGTTGTTTGATTATTCAAATGCCGTCCCTCGCAGGTCACGATAGATACCACGCAAGAGCAGGTTACACTACAAGCACCGCAGGTTTAGCGGCATACATGATTGACAAAAGAGAAGGTTACATCGGCTCATTCTTTGCACCAGTTTCGCATGAGGACTAAACATGACAGGGCATTTAATGTATAGAAATCTTAGGCAGTGTCAAAACTGCGGCTATACTGCCGAATGCAGATATAACAATCACAAAGTATGGAATGCCGAAGAAGGTAGACCAGTATATTGCGGATATATGAGAGTGGTAAAAAATGGATAAGCAGTTAGAAAAATATGTAGAAGAAGTTATGGCTCAACAAAAAGAGCAGAACAAAATATTCCGTAAGCGGTGGCGATTATTTGGTAATTCCAAACTTTAATTTTCAAAGGTCAAAACACGACATACGCCATTTTTACGAATGGTTATCCCCCGAATACAAATGGGGAGAACATATCGAAGAATGGGTCAATATGTATGGTGATAGGCAAGGTGCATCAGTTCACCGTGTCTGCATCATCGCACCCCGTTCCCATTCTAAATCTGCTACTCTCCGTGTCAAATTACTGCACATGGCTTTGTTTGAGCAACGCAACAACAAACCTATGGAGATATGGTTATTCTCCGCCAGTATTCGACAAGCAACAAATCGTCTTGAGGAAATCAAAACAGATATGAGGCGACACCCCGAACTAAGAAAGTATCTTGATGAGCGTAAATCAAACAAGCAAAGAATCCAGTTCACAAACGGTGCGTGGATTCAAGCGACTGGTGTAGGGTCTGCTATTCGTGGAGAACACCCCGCAGTAGTCGCACTCGATGATGTTCTCGCAGAAATGGGCGACATGACTATGGACGCAGTTCGTGAATGGTTCAAGAAAGTAATCACACCAATGCTCGACCCAAATACCTCATGTTTCGTCGTAGGCACTCCAATGTCCCACACCGACTTATACCACACAGAAATGTTGTCCGAAAAAGCACAACAGGTATGGAAATCGGGCGTTTGGTCTGCATTTCCTAATTGGGACGAATGGAAAGCCGACCCCGACAATGTTTCACTCCAACCCTTGTGGGAGGAATTCCGACCCACTGAGTTTCTCTTGGAACAAAAAATTAGCATGGACGATGACCTCGCCTTCGCTCAAGAGTATTTGTGCAAGGTCGTGGACGACGACTCCCAAGTGTTCAACAGGAGTCTCATCAGAAAAAACATAGACATAGACTCCGTTAGTGGTTTCAATGCTCATCTCGATAATAGTTCCAGTCAATTCATCGTCGGCTTCGACGCTTCGCATGGTATAGGTAAAGATTACTCCGTTTTAATATGCTTGCGTCAAGATGCTGAGGGATATATCCATTTTGTTGATATGTGGCGTAGAAATGACTTCCCTCCCGACAGGCAGGCAGATATTATTATCGAATGGGCTAAACAATACAAAGCCCCAGTTGCCGCAGAAGATGTTGGGTTTCAAAGATTGTATGAGACAATCATCAATCAAAAAGGCGGTCATGTTGATTATAGAGCATCGAAAGTTTCAAACAAGGGGCTTAAGCAGGCTCTAATGAACAGACTGCGAGTATGGTTTGAGAGAGAACTTATCGTATTCCCCTACGGTGACATAGAAACAAGAAAGAAAGTCAACATTATTCTTGACGAATTAGAATCTCATGTGTGGAAAAATGGTGAAATCGTAGATGTCGGCAAGCACAATGACACTACTATGGCTTTTGCTCACGCCATTGACCAGTTCAAAAGAGTAGAGTCGTCAATGCCTATGGCTTCTGCAAAAACTCATATGGGTGGTTGGGGCAAAAATAAAAAAATTAGCAAAAATTCTTCAAATAGGAGAGGTAAAAGTGGAAAATACAGAATTTTTCGAGCGTAATGATTATATTTCGCTAATCTTCAAATAGCACAAGACAGGTGGACTGAGCATGGCATGGAATCCATTTTCAAGGAAAACAGTCAAGGCGGAGGAAAAAACGCCTATTGTTTCCACGACTCTCGGCAAAAGCCGTAGTCCGTTTTCAGTTTTGGCGGCAGGCATACCCGATATGGTGCAAGACACTGAAACTCTACTGAGGAACACAAACTATGATTACACTAACGAGTTTGATTTGTATGATGAAATGCTTAAACTCGACCCCGAACTCAACGGTGCAGTGCGAACAATTAGCCTAACGGCAAACAAATACAAAGTAGTCGGTGGTAGAAACTCCGCAATCCGTAGTGCAATTACAGAATTAGTCGAAGAAGTCTTGGATTTTGACGATTTCCTAATCAATGCTATGAGAAATTTGATGGTTTATGGAAACGACATCAACAAATACATAGGTAGGTCGAAAACAGGAATTACTGGACTTCAATCACTACCTATTTCTCAAATGACACTTCTTGATTCTCGTCCTCCAAATGTGATGACAGACAAGAAAAATGCAATCATGACCGCAGAAAAGTATATTCTGCGAGAACAAGACAGGGATATGCAAGAGTTCCCTGCGTCCGAAGTTATGCACATTAGAATTGACTACCGTTCCTACTGGTTTAGGGACAGACTCGGACGATGGACTTACGGTGTTTGGGGTGCTTCGAGGTTCTCAGCACTTAAGCAAGCAATCCGAGCAAAGTATAACAGTATCAACAACCGAATAGCACTTGAGGATAGTTTGACAAAGCAATTCATTACAATCGGCAAAGAGGCTATCGAGGGCATTACAGACCCCGCAGAAGCAAACGCTCGACTAAACCATGTGATGAACGAAGTAGCAGATACTCTCGATGGATTGCGTTCCGACCAAATGCCGATTCTACCGCACTATGTAAATATGCAGTTCGTGGATTTGAAAAACACTGTCCCCGACAACTCAGCGTTTCTTGACAATGTTAATGCTGACATCTCGGCAGTGCTTCATGTCCCACGAGTTTCTATGGGTCAAGAGCGAGGTTCAACCTTTGCCGCTACATTTAACGCTAATCAATGGTCGGTTCAAGCAATCCGACGACTTCAAAAAGTTCTTGTTCAAGCCGTAAGGCAATTATTTTCAAAACACCTCGAACTCCTTGGTATTCCCCATAAGATGTCGGACTTACCAGTTCTTGAGTTCGACCCTATGGACGAAGAATCTAAATTTGAAGTTACCCGTAGAGCAGTATTAGCATTTGAGGCAGGCATCACTACCTTGAATGAAGCGAGAGAAGATTTAGGATTGGCAACTGAAAGAGGCGAATTAGGCAAACAACGATATGTCAAACAAAACAGTGGGTCTAACATGGGCGAAATGCCCCGCCAAAATGAGAACAAACCTCAAGGAGTTGACCAAGATGAAAACCGCACATAAAGATAGCGTCAATGACCGAATGGTCAAAAGAACTGCGTTGCCTACAATTTACCTTTTTATTGCGGCATCGGGAACTGTAATATTTTACGGCATTTTCAAGCCCGATATTGTTTTGCCAAATGTAGAGGCATTTATTGCTTTGATTATGATTATTGGTGTCGAGGCAAAAGACGCATACAAAAACATTCTTGAATTATGGAAGCATGAACAACAGGTCGAAACTGATTTGCACCCCGATGTGATTAAGGCTCAACAAGAAGTTATGATGAAAAAAGCAGACCACGATATGCTTCTTGCTAAAATGGAATTAGAGCATCAGCATCAATTAGCACTTAAGCAACAAGAACATGAGCATTGTATTGCTCATGAAAAGCAAAAGACGCAGAATGATTAAAAAACAAATCTCATGTGGATAGACTATGCCGAGTCCTCGTGAGAATGAATCGGAGAACGAATTCGTTTCTCGGTGCATGGGCGACTCTAAGGCTCGTCGGGACTTTCCCGACCAAGACCAACGCTATGCTTTTTGCGTAAACACTTACGATGACAAAAATGATTACTCAGCAGAAACGGTGGAGGCATTACAATATGGACGACCTTCTAAAGATGACCCACGAAAAACTCCCGCTAAACCAAGCGAGCGTAGAAAAGGCTCTAAGAAAAATAAACCCGACTCAGCGAGCAAGCCAAACAGTAGCATTCAAATCAGCAAAGAAACAGAAGCAAGACTACGAAAACTTATGGAGGAACACAACAAAAAAGTCGCCTCCAAAGGAAAAGGTAGCAAAGCAAGTATGGGTAGGCTTAAGTCTGTCTTTCGTCGTGGTGCAGGTGCTTTCAGCCGCACTCATGCCCCCAATATGTCTCGGACAGGGTGGGGAGTTGCTCGTGTCAAGGCATTCCTATACCTTCTTCGTAATGGCAGACCCTCTAACCCCAACTACAAGCAAGACAATGATTTACTACCCACCTCCCACCCCCGAAGCACTGCAAAGGCTAAAATGGAAGATTACATCTTCATAGAAAGAGAGAATGCTATTGAGAAATCAAGAGACATAGGATTTGAAGGAGAGATACACATGACAAAAACCGCAGATGGAGAAACACTATACTTCCCCGCAAAAGACGAAGATACTTTTCAAGAATGGTATCGTAAGAACGACCCCGACGCTGAAAGAGAACTTGAGGCATTTGAATACTATGAAGATGCTGAGTATGAGGATTGGGGAGAAGATACAGAAGAAGTTGAACTAACTGCCGCAGAATATCAAGGCAGAAAAGTAAAACTAAACAAGCCGTTTAGAACACAAGGCGGCAAAAAGAAATTCGCAGTATATGTGCAAAATAAAGCGGGACGAGTTATCATTGTCCGATTTGGCGACCCTAATATGTCAATCAAGCGTGATGACCCCGAACGAAGAAAAAACTTTAGGAGTAGACATAAATGCGATACTGCAAAAGACAAGACCACACCTCGATACTGGTCTTGTAAAATGTGGGAGAGAAACAAATCAGTAACAGATTATACCAGTGGTGAAAACATGGAAGAATATGAAGAATTTTACGAAGCAGATGAAGAACCTTGCTGTGAATCATGTGCAGAACATACGGCACGAGAAATAAGAAAAGACACCTACGACAACCCAAGAGAAGCCGCAGGTAGAGCCAGTGAACTTGGTTGCGAAGGCATTCACCGAGATGGTGATTACTTTATGCCATGTGGTTCTCATGATGAATATACAGAACTTATGGAAAAAGAGGCATCATACCATAAAGATGACGAAGAGGATATGAAAGCCTCCTGTGATGATGCTTGTCCCATTGGCGAAGAACTTATTGATGGCAAGTGCGTCCGTGTCGCTATCACCTGTGATGTTACTATTGATAATATCGAATCAAGAATCGAAGCATCTACTGGTAAAACAGTAATGAGAATCAGTGGTATTGCTTTCCACGAAGGA